ACTTCGGTTAAACGAACCTTGCCTTCACCAGGGACGACAAAAAACTTGTCATAATCCCCTGGTTCAACAGGGTCCGGCATCCTACGGTCAGCATATATGTGTCCAGGTTCACGGCTCTCGCCGTTAACGGAACGGATAGACCTCAGACGGTCGCTCTCAGTGAGAGCTAACGACCGGGTCTCCCTTTCGTACTGGACATATGTGGCAAGGCGCCTAACGATAAAGTCATGCTTCGGGTGAAACTCAACCCAAGTGATCTTTTCGCGGTCAGAAAAATCCCTCCTTTTTGCGTTCCACTTAGGAACGAAGGAACTTCGCTTTTTGCCTAACCAATCGGCCACCTTCTTCTCCAACTTTTTAGGAGAGAAAGTCCAGGTTTTAAACTGGAATCCTCCGTAGCCCCTTTTTGGGTAAGCTACGAGCACCCCACCATCAAGACGGTGGAGGTGCCCATCACCAAAGCCCTCAGGGCCGTAGTGACGTATGGATGGGTCGATCTGCTTCTCCCAGAACGCTGCGGATTCAAAATCGCCGCGCCCCAGGTAGAAGTTGTGCAGCCTGAAGAAATCGCCGCCGGCAAGCCGGTCGGTGACAAAAACAGGACGAACCGAAGAACCAAAAACGTAGTCTGCTCCGCAAGACTCCCGGAAGTTACCCGTCCAGAAACTCTTCTTCGCATTGGTCGAAAAACCAAGCTCGGAAAGGGTGTAGGCGAGGGCGAGCGCGCAGGTCGTAGGGACAATGATATCGTCCCCGTACACAAGCACGCGAATCCGTGAGTTAGGGTCAACAAGCTCCACAACTTCCCGGGCAATTGCCCAGAAGATCGTGGTTTCGAGAGGGAACGTAAATCCATTCCCCATCGAGCTTATTTTCTCTAAGGAGTAGTACCGATACCCATCGGGGGTCTTATCCCTCATACTACGGCTTCGCAGCCGCATCAGGAGGTCAAACCAATCTGGCGGCAGCAAGTGCCGTACCAGCTCGATAGATACAGTGTCAGACGCCGACGACAAGTCGAGTGTTGCTGAAGCACCCGAAATCGATCCATAAAGGGCCGCACGCTGGTTAGCGCTCTGGTCCTTCAGGTCGATCCCAACTTTCAAAAGACGTTGGGACATGTAATCGCCAAGACCAAGTTGAAACATCCCGTTTAAGGACGGTTCCGTGCAAATCGCACGCTTGGTCTTGAAATTTTTGGGTACGAACGCGAGTCTGGCGTCGTCGATCGAAAGATCGATAACGTTAACATCGTCTGGTCCAACATTAAGGGTTGAAAGGCCCTCAACAGGATCACTGAAGTTCGCACTACAAGCAGGCCTACTTGCCATCTTTATGGTGGCGCAGGCATTCTTTTTTGGCGTACGCGTGGTCGCCCCGGGCCCTAGTCTGGGTCGGAGTGTGTCCAGTGATGGACACTCGCCTAGCAGCCTCGCAATTTTCCGAATCGCGCCGTGAAGCACGGCGTGGACGAACGGATGGAACACTGTTCCATTACCGAAAGCGAGGTCGCGAAAGCGGCCGTTGGTTACGGCGCAAGCTCTTTCAGCTGCGAGGAATTTATCCCTCGCGGCTGCTTCACGGTCCACCCCGAGATCGATGTCGTCTCGCTTTGAGAAATAAGCGAGGACTTGTCGCAGGATGGACTGGTCCGTGGCACCGAGATCCAGAACATCAGGATCATAGTTACACAGACCAAGAAGATCACCGCTAGTAATACAATCAGCGATGTAGAGCCCGCCTGCTTGAAAGCCTTCTTCCGAAAGCCGATCAAGCAGTTTACGCGCATGGATGGACAATAGTTCATTTGTCAAATCCGTAGTGAGTTTTGCATCGTAAGATGCAACCTGCAAAGCAGGTAATGCTTCGCCCAAAGAATGGGACATGGCAAACTCCTAAAAGGTTAGCTTGGGAAAACCAGGCCGACTGCGGCTTCGTCGACGATGCCAGCAGAGACAGCAGCAACCGAGGTGGTAACATTGTTACCGAGGTTGAGGCCGATCTGTTTGGCGAGGCGACGGGTTGCAATCGTAGAACGAGGGTGTGCGTATTGCACAATCGCATAGCGATCCTCGTAAGCGACCTTGGGCGCGGCGGTGTAACCAGAGGCGTTCTGACCCGAGATGGATTCCATAACGGGGACAAACACGTCGAAACGAGTTTCCACAACACCAGTCGGGAACTCGCGTTGGCGAGCTTCGACACGCACTTGAGCCTTCGTCGGCAGACCCGGTAGCATCTCGCGGTAAAGTGCGAGTTGGGTACCGTCGGCGAGGACCTTGACGCCAGAGGCGACAAGAATGTGCGACACGGGGGTTGTAGCGCCGTCAAAGACGGTGATATTTGCTTGTGCAGACATAAAGAACTCCTAAGAGCAAACTGGTGGGTTGAAGGACTGCGGGGCCTAACGGCCGAGCAGCTTTTTGATCCCTGTGCGATCACCAGGAGAAAAGCGCAGGTTCTGAAGCAGGGCAACCGCGTTAGCGGCCCTCTGCCAAGAGGAAAAGACGCCACCGATAGACAAATTTTCGGTGACAGGCAGCGGCGGGGAAATCTCGTCGCTGACACTCCTAGTAAACTTCATGATCTCCAAGGACGTACCACTCCCTGTTAAGGGGATGGGACCGAGGTCCCAAGTACCGCGATTAATTGCGATGTCCGAGAAGGTAGTAGTTTGCTTGCAGCTCCGAACGACAGTACCACGAAGGTCACTGGCGGTCCTCAACGCTGCAAGGTAGTCTGAGATGGGAACAACCCAGTCGCAGACAAAGGAGTACGGAACCTTTTCCCAAATGACGCCAAGTACAGATGGAACTGAAGGCAACCCTGTTACAGGGCTAGCCGTTAGGTTCGTGATCACGTACCTTAAACGGGTCTTCGTCAATTTATGTCGGTAGTACATGACATTGGATGAAGAAGTGTTCGCCTCGGATTGGAACTCCCGAGACGCACAGACGCGGCGGCTGTTAGCCGCAGCACCACCGTTCAACTGCTCCGCTAGTAAGGCGGTAGCCGCTTCCAGGTCCCCTAAGAGGGGCTTCCAACCGTACGACAACTCCAGCCAAAAGCGGGAGAAAGTCATCCGGCCCTCGAGATAACTAATCGAGGCAGTGGAAATAGTCCTGGTGGCGACATCAGTCGGCCTCCCGAAATTACGGAATACGCCGCGAAGGTTACCCAACGCAGCGTGAAGCATCCCGCGACGTAGCTTTTTAGCTGCGTCTCCAATCATCCGCAGAGCTTGAGGAGCCTCTGCGGCGAAAATTCCGGGGTGAAAACCTGATCCATATGCTTTGGTTCTAAGCTTTGCGATCAGTTTGTACTCCTGTCCGACATCGATGGGCAGGTGCGTGTCAGTCCATCCGTAGATAGAACTAACAGAAGCACCCATCTCGGCTGACGGATTCGACCTCTTCCGAAACAGATACAACTCTGTATTGGAGTCAACGGTCGATTTGGAGTAATTCGTCGGGGGCCTCGCGGCCTTTCGTCGGGGAGTTTTTGGACTCCCAGAACGCATCGCAGCAGCAGCTTTAAGAGCCTGCCACTGCGCCACCTGCTCGGGACTCGGTTTGTTAGTCCGAACCCGAATCAGCCGCCCCTTTCGCCACACCCAGCGGTATTCTGGCTGGGGGTAGGGGGGAGCGGACGTCGGTCTTGGCTTAGCACGGACCAGAACACGCGAAGTGTTAGGGCCCGACCAGCTTGAAGACCAGTAGTGGCCTACAGTACCGATTACGAAACCATCGTAAGCGTAACGGTAGGTATTGTTCTTGATTTTTGTTCCTGTTGTCATAGACACCTCGAAGAGGTGCTCCGTGGAAACGGCAGGAACACCGAAGAACCGCGCCATACATGGCGCGCATAGCACATAGCCCGACAAGGCTGTGTGTTGTACAGAAGGGGGACCTCACTCTTTGAAAGACGCACCGAATCCATCTGGTTATCGGTTTTGACCGGACACCTGTCGGCCCGGACGTTTTCAATAGAAGTAAGG